AATTGCTTTTGTTATCGCGTCTTTTATCATGTTCCAAAAAATAGCTAATGTTTTGAGTATCATCTCATTTGTAATGGTAGCCTCAATGAGTGGTGGAGCATACTTTGGATATAAATATGTAACATCAGAACAGTTCAAGACAAAGGTTATGAATCAGATTCTTGATAATGTATCTGGAATGATGCCTAAAGTATTAGATCAGGGTTTACCAAAAGTTACTGGCCCATCAATGCCAATCATTAAATGATTTTTGGATTTTTTAAAAAATTAGTAAAATATTACATTGATAAATTTGTGTCTTGGCTAAGAATAAAAAAACTACAACTTGAATTAGATGATGAGATAAAAAAATACCATGATGATATGGATGCAAAAATGATAAAACCTAAGATAAAAGAAGTTGGAAAGTTTGGAGAAGATGGCTGGTCTATATCTATAGGAAATGTAGATAAAGATGAGTGAAATAAAAATACCTCAGATAAAAATACCAAAGATAGATATACCCGAAACACCGTTATCAATAGAACACGTTTTAACAGGGAATATACCCGGATGCAATTTATATCACAGAGATTTAGAGATAACAAAAAATCCTAGTATCTTATACAACGATAGAAACGCATATATAACCTGCCCAGAAGGAGAGATGCCTTCGTTTAATCCAATAGAATACGATCCAAGCAAACTTATTAAAACTGTAACTCCTACGCAATCAGAACAACAAGCAATATACAAACCTCCTACTATTCCACCACCCAAAAAAAAGGTAAAAACTATAGAACCTCCACCTTGTCCAGATTTATCACGAGTATTGCCTGTAGGCTCGTTTACATCAGATTTAAGAACATCAAGGATTATTGATTATAAACGTGCTAATAATGGGGTAGATTGCGTACCTATTCTTGAAGAAGTCACTTTCGTTAAATCGGTATTACCTACACCTAGTGCTGCTCTTAATGTCGTTACTATTTCTTTGCTGGCTGCGAGTAGTCCAGCTATTTTGGCTCTTTTAAAAGGACTTTCTAAGACAATTTTTAAAAAGGTTCTTACTCGTTTTCAGAAGTCAAAGAATGTTGATGAGGTAAAACCTGATTAGGTACAGTTGTTAAAACCACGTTACGGCAACTAATCGCGTCTTCTCCTACATACTTGACACCAAGTTTTAGTTGTTCAGCACATATCTTAAGACGGTTGAGATTAACTTCTAATTTCTTGGCATCAAGCATGAACTCTTGGTATTTCCTATAAGTCTGGGCTGCTTGTAAACATTCTTTGTTAAATCCTCCACCCCCAAGTGGTATTTGAAAACTAGCTGTGATTCCATAATTTAGATTATATACTGTCTGATCTAATCGTTCCTGTTCTGCAACATATAAAATATGGCCGGGGTTAAGCAACTGGCCTGTATCACTGTCTTTTGCAGTGTCATAAATATTGGTTCGAGAGATTGTACTTCTTGGTAAGGAAAAGTTCTTTCCTTTAGTGATAAAGGGAGTGATAGCCAAAGTAGGAAGTTGACATTGTATTCCGTTTGAAAATCTATGAGTAGGAAAGTTTCCATTTATCGTTTGATAACCGTTATTAATGACTGTACCGCTACTACTGGCTGAAGGACTAGATATTGTATTACTAGCATATACAGGACTTGTAAAAAGTAAACTTATTGGGAAAAGATACTTAAGGAAGTTGTTTGGGTTTCTATAGTTTGAGTTCGATTTATTACGGAAACTGCATCTAATCCGGGAGCAAGGAAATTTTCGACCAGACTGAAATCTGATCCTTCCGTCACTATGCTCCACTGAGGCTTGCTTGTTAATTCTGGTGTCACCCATTGAAAATTAACTGCTCCATTGCCTGTATTCTGGCTTGTTGTGTATGTTGCATCAGGTGAGATATAAGAATCTGTTTTGATATTATGGCCTTGTACTGTATAACTGAAACCTGTCCTATAGTTTTCAGTAACAATAGTTTCTTGGATCGTAGATACGCTACGACTAGATGATTCCATCTGACCTGTTGTAAATCTTGGAGTAATACTTCCAGCATACGCACTAGGTATTGTAAGAAACAGGCATAAAAACCATTTCATTAATCAAGGCCAAGAGTGATAGTGGACTGAAGTGTTGCAGTTGTACCAGCACCCATATCAGTTAAATCAACAGTTAAAGCTTGTCCACTATCTAAAGTAATAGCTACAGAACCAACATCACCACCAGATGTTACTGTGTTTTTTCCAAGGAGGGGCAGTGATGGAACCACCCCATTTGTTACTGTGGCAGATAGTAGGCTTGGAATGGCATCGGCTTCAATATAAGTTTCACTTGCGGAGAAAGCATCGCCAGTATTTACTACATTAAAGCTAGTGTCGTAATCAACAGTAGGAACACCATTAGTAATACCAGCATCGGCTAAATCAAGAGAACCTATCTGACCTGCTACTGTATTAGCTTTTGGTGTGACGTTTGTACCAGCAACACTGATAGAAGACGCAATACGCTCCGAAGTGGCTGAAGCTGCAACTGTGCTTACTGAGGCTACCGATTGGATTGAGTGAGTTATGTCAGCTAATACAGCAGTTGGGCTTGCAAACATAAATAAGAGAGGAATTAGCTTTTTCATTTAGTACCTGCTTTATTATTTTTATTATCTACTATAGTATCTTTTTTCTTTTTTATCTGAAAGCCTAGTGATGCAGTAGACGCTGAAAAAATACTTGCAATAAAAGTCGGATCAAAATCAACGATTTTTTTACCTGAAGGTGGTTCGTAATAAGACAGGCTGAGGAGTGTTGCAGACCACAAAAGTACGCAAACTTTTACAATGGTTTCAACTTTGCTTGGTTCTTGATCTTCCATATAAAAAAAAAGCTGCCTAGTGTGTGAGGAGTAAGCTGCTGACCACTGCTTATTTTAGACAGCATATGCCAAATGTAACAAAAACTGTTATGTTTGGGAAGTAACACAATAAATTATGATTAAAATTCTAAAGCCAATCTTAATGACATTCCTAACAACAACAACTGTAAAACGACTTGTTGTTGATTTATTAAGAGCTATTTGTAAACAAACGACTAACACACTTGATGATCGTGCAGTTGATATTTTAGAAAAGCAACTTTTTCCTAATTAATTATGGATAAAAGTTTTATATCAGTATTAATTGAACCAATTCCAGTAGAAAAAAAATTAGCTACTGAGGTTAAAATAAGAGATATTATTGCCTGTACTGATATAGAAGTTTTAAAAAATTATACAATAAAATTGCTTAGACAGAATGTAAATCACGATTATGTATTAACTCATGCGTTAGTCAGAATACTTGAAATGGAAGATGAAATGCATAAAAAGAAAAGGTTTGGTTTATTAGGTAATTAATCACAATGTAGCCAATCAAAATCTAATGGTTCTTGCATAATCATTGCTGATAATACAAGCAAAGCTAATTTTGTTGGGGGTTGTTCATTACTGAAAAATAATATTTTTTCTTTTTGTAAATGCACTCCCTTTTTTGAAACTATTAAAGAAGAATCTGCCATATCTGACTGTTTAAATTTCTTTTTTGATAACTGAGAAAAAAGTAAACCTACACCATGCTCATTATGAGTCATGATGTATGGTTGATAATCAAGAAAATCTTCGTCAAAACAATCAAGACCACATTCTAAATGATCTAAAAATACTCTTACCTCATGTGGAAGTTTTGATTTAGCAATACCAATATCTTCTTTTGGTAAGTTTTTAAAATTTTTCTTCATAATGATATATTCGAATTAACATGGATAGGTTCAATCCATTTTAAAGATTGTTTTGTTTTTTTAGCACCAACTAGATATGTGTGCCAATGACCTCTTCTCCAATGAGAAGCTATTGGTGAACCTTCATTATCATCTGATTTTGACCTTTTTCTTGTTTTACTTATAAATCCCTCTCCAATCCATACATTGTTTCTTGCTTGTTTATGTTTTCTAAGAGCATTGAAATTATATCCTGAAGAAAAAAAAGTAGGCTTTGATTCAGATATTAATTCTGGCCTGTAGGCCATTGTTAATAATGAATGTACAGCAACTTGTCGCATTTTTGAACAGGCAGCATGAGTTTCTGATTTGTAACCAGCAATGCAATATGGATTTAAGTCTGGTTCTGAATGCTGTAAATCATTCCACCTTGTTGTATCAACAAGTGCAGATCCATAATCACAAAAGCCTACTATCCAAAGTCCTTCCCAACCATTTATATCAGTTGAGTTTTCATCAAATGCAAGGTTCATCCCATATCTTGCACAAGCTGATCTAAAAGACGTTTCTGTCATAACTAGTAATGCTTTCAAGGGATATTGCCATTCATCAAATAGCAAATTATCTGGAAGATTAATAATAAAATGTTCTAAAGCTATCGGTGGCTTTATAATGCCATTAGTAGAAGTTTTTAAAAAAGCTTCACCAAGATTTTTTGAAATATTTCTCACTGGTGAATCGTTATAAAGAGCATAACTAGCTGCTAGACCTGCTTCAGCATCACATTTAAGTTCATTTATTCCACTGTGTAATGTTGCAGATAAAGAACCTTCAAAATACAATAAATGACTTAATAAATCTTTCCATGGCATATATCCTGCAGGTGCAGAATACAAGTGTTGTTTTTGTTTAAAAGGTTCAGTTTTAGAAATTTTAAAAAGTTGTTGTCTAAAAAAATTTCTGAATTGAGGAACATTTTTTGGGTCATCAAGTTTGGAACTTTTTTGCAGGTTTAGCATAATTTTTTGCCTCTCAATATTTATAAATTATGAAAAGTTTTTAAGTTTGATAATTTTTCAAGTTTTTTACTATATTTTTGCCAGTTTTCTTTTGAAGATGTAGGAATATTGCCATCATAATAAAGATAAACAAAATTACTATTTTCTTTAATTTCTTTATTCCAACTATAAAATTTTTTTTGTGTAATAGTTAATTTTTTAATTCTTGCATTTTTTGGAACATCTTCATATTTAGCGTGTTCTTTATTATTCCAGCCTAGTGGTTTGTATTCTCTATTAAGTAAAATCCAGCCACCAATGTGATCATTTACTTTAGTAAGGCAATAAGGTAATAATTGTTGTCGTACTTGATTCATTATTTTTGATTCTTTTGTTAAAATTCTTCTTGATTTTGTTCTTGCTTTTGATAATCAGATACAACCATTTTCATATATGAATTGCCTGTTTGTGATTGTGCAGGAAACATTTTTGCTCGTATCTTTACAGCATTATTGCCTTTATAATCTTTTATAAGATTTTTTTCGTCCATAGCATAATCGTAGAGTTTTAAAATCTCATCAACTGTTATTTCAGATACCGACCAATATTTATGTTGTTCGTTTTCTGATTGGCAGTTAAACCACATAGAAAATTTTGATTTTGGTGTTTCAGACATTTACTTTTGCTCCGTAGATTTTGTCATTTGTTCACGAAGAAAATCCTCGTGGATTGTTAATTCAATGTGATTAGCTAATAGCTTGTCAACTGATGGATAGAATTTGTTTTTAAAGCTATCCATTATTTGTTTTTTATCAGGCCTTGAATTTAATTCAGCACGCAATTGTGTAAACGCTTCTTCAGATATTTTTTCTTGACCCTTTGGTGGTTTTGTTGTTGATACCTGAAACTTTGGTTTGCTAGTTTTTTTAGCCTTACCAGTATTATCTGCATCAGCACATTTTTGGCTAAATGCATCAGCTTCATCATCAGCTTGACCTAATCCGTAAGCAGCAAGCAACATATATCTTCTGGCATATGTGATAGCACTACCCATTTTGTGATAAATATTTTGACCTCTTTGATTCTCTGTAACTATTGGTAGTCTCGAATCAATGTATTCACCAGATTCGTGCATTACCCTACAGGTTATCCAAATGTTATGGTCATCTGTATGTGATGTAGAACTTTCAATTATAAATGTGTGTGAAAGACCATGCTTAGTTGCTGGCGCAACTGCTTGCTCTGCTTCGCTTAGTGAAACATACGAGCCAAAGTTACCTGACGCATCACGGACTGCGTTGCTGTATTCCATCTGAAATTTGCATAACGCTGCAGCCAGTTTAGGAGTTGCGATTGGTTTTTGTTCGAATGAATCATTAGTAATACTTTCCATGTGGGGTAAGATGTTTGGATAATTGTATTATATCAATTAGCCAAAGATTGTACACCTTTTATTTGTTACTTATTATAACTGCCATACATGTATAAAGGCTCCTTGAAATCCACCCTTTGTCGCAAATGATTTTTTTGCTCTGAGATTTACAACTAAAGAATCATCTCGTAATAAAATACCACCACTAGGTACTGATAATCCATCTAAAGTACTTCTGCACAGCTTATCAATATCTCCTGTTGATCTTGTAATTGGATAAGTTGGTGCTGATGGTTTTAGATTCCCTTCGTTTCTACCAGTTCCATAATGTCCTTGTGGTCTGTGAAATAAAAAGTCAATAAATATTTCTACAGGCTGTTCAATAATCTCACCATTATTTATTTTTTGCTCAATACAGGCTGAAACAATTTGATTTCGCCATGGCATTACAAACTGACTAGCTTCTCTCATTCCACCATATCGAGTCGATACTTTGCTTCCCTGTGGAGCAGGCTTTCCCCTTACAACAATCATTTTTGGTTCATTCATCTTGTTGTATTGCTTCTTTTTTCTTTTGTAAAAAGAAATTCTTGTAAAGCCCTGTTAAAAATTGCTTTTGGATTTTTCCAATTAAGGTCTGTTGGTTCTGCTGTAGGAAGTCTAATAATTTCTTTATTTGTATTTTTTTCTTGAGCTAAATATTCTAATCTGGTTTTAAGTAATTTCCAAACAAATTTTTGTTTGGAATTAAATGGAACATCAATAGGTTGTTGCTTTAGTCTTTTTATAAATAAACGACATTTTTGCTCATTGGATTGATTGATAATTTTTATCCATTTGCGTTTAAAAATTTGATCCATTAATTCCACCAAGGTGCAAGTTCGTATTCAGTTATATCGATCCATTTACCTTTTCCTTCTTCTTCTGTACTGTCAAACTCCCAAGTCCTGTAATTGGGATCTAAATAAATTTGACCAATATATGGATTGTAGGGAAAGTCAAATGTTTTCATTTTTGCAATTCGTTGCAAGCTAATTGTACCCCTGCGTTGCAATCAGCAACAGTCATATCTGTTAAAGTAGAATTAAGTGTAAAAAATAATGCTACAGGAAAGACAATGTACTGTAGTAAGTAAAAAGCTTTAGTCATAACCAACCTCTTTTGATTTTGAATTTTAAACATTTAGCGAATGTGCGTCTGTATTGAGCACGTTCGTTTGAATACTTGCCACAAGTGTCAAAGTCACCACGAGCCAATGCTTGTTGGTATTTTTCATCAGCTTCGTTGATGTCAACTTTTAACGCTTCCATTTTTTCTACAAGTTCAGTTTGAGTGAGGCTGAGTAAGTAATTATTATTCATTTGATTACCTCTAGTTGTCTCATCTCGACCCATACACTTGCTTCATTATTAGTTAAACAATGAATAAGTCCGCTTGGTGTATCTGTTTCAAAGATCATTACCAATTCTCTTGTTCTGCTGAGAATGTGGGTTGGTTGGCCTAGTTCGTTAGTCCAGTTTTTGATTTGATAAGTACCCATTTTGTTTTGTTTGTTTGGTATATTTATATTATACAAACAATTGTAATACAATTAAACCCCCATTAACAAAACTGTAATACAATTAGGCATTAAAAAAGGGCTAGGCCAAAACAGGAAACACCTAGCCCTTTCTCTACCAAACAGGAGTACCCCTACTCCTGTACTTTATTGTACTACCTTTTAATTGTTTTGCTAGTGTTTAAAATTCTTCTTGATACATTCTCCATATATCCAGTTTATCTACCCAATCTGAATAGCATTGTTGTGGGTCTTGATATTCGCCAACAATTGTTTTATTTGGTCTGCACCAAACAGTACGACATTCGTCTACCTGTATGCCATTTGAACTGAGCATTGAATAATAAGCACCAAGCTGTTCATTAGTGTTATATGCGTTTGCGTTTGGATTTGACTGTGTTTTTAAATCCATTAATACTTTTTTATTAGTTCTGGTATCAATTCCATATGCGTCAAGCGTTCCGCCAATACTATTTTTTAAATCAACAACCCGATATTCAACAGCAAGCGGTTTAAAAAATTCTTGAAAATACTGATGGGTTAGAAGTGGTACAACCCAATCATCATATTTTGGCTGTTCTGGAACTTGTTTATCAAGCAAATAACATTCAAGTGCCTTGTGAACAGCAGTTCCACGAGGTGCCCAGATATGTTTAAACTGTTCAATACTTTTGCGTTTGCTTTCTGGCATATCAAATCCAGTAATAGATGTAACTGAATTTGCCATTGTTTCGTTTGTTGGTGTCCAGATATACCTGTGAGTCTCTTCATCAAACTCAATTGGTAATGGATTAATTAATTTTTGTTTGGTAGTCATTGTTTTAGTTGTTTTTACAGGGGCGTAGATCAATTAACCATTTGCAGTTATCAATGCAAATGTGTGGAGAGCCAACTCTGGCTATCTGTATGTTAGATAAATCAGAATTGTCTGAAATTATCCAACCATTTTGCCAATCACCATTATCAACAAGTCGTTGTACTGGTAAATTTATTGGCACCTGTTCTCTCAGGGGAGGAGAAAAAACAGGGGTTTTAATGTTTTTAGGGGTTTTATTAGTATTAAAATCATTAAAGTCATTAAAACACCCATTAAATGTGTCCCCCTTAGTTGGTCTGAATAATGCAATCGGTCTGCCTTTCTCATTTGTTCGAGGAGCAACACCATCTTGCACAATTAAACCTTTTCTTTCTAATGCCTTTAATGTCCGCAAAGCTTTGTTTGCGGTTAAATTTAAAGCATTTGCAATGTCAACAGTAGACATTTTTGTATTTGATTCCCAAGCCTGTATTAATCGGTCATATACATCACCTTGTCTGCCTTGTAAATTATCTTCTAATTCTGATATTTTTTCTGCTCGTATTGCTTCTTCTCCGTCACCATGTGAAATCCATTTATTATCAGTAAGTTCTGCCACTATTGTTGAACTTATTCCTCGACCCATACAACTTATTGCAATTCTTTTATCTGTTTGTGTTGATTGATCTGAAACTGGTTTTAGCCAATTCATTAAAATAGTTTGGTCAAAAGCTGCAGGAATTGCAGCACTACCACTTGATGCAATTACAGCATTGCCACCATAAACAGATTTTGTTGTATGGTGCAGTATCACGCCTGTAACACCAAGGTCTGCTGTTGCATCTTGTATTCTTCTTATGGGTGCAGAAATCTCAGTTTTGTTCTCATCTAGACCCATTTGAGATGTAACCGATCTCAAAGTATCTATCAGTAATAAAGAGTTTGGTCTTTTTTTACATTCCTCTACTATTCTCTGTATTCCTTCTTCATTAAGTTGAATCCCAGAACCCTGTGCCCATAAAGCAATTCTTGGGTCAATTTTTATTTTGTTATTAGTTTTTGTACATAGGGATTCGCGTAAAAATAATTTGCCCCATTGCTTGTTGCTCTGGTCATTTCCAACAATAATTAAATTGTCAAATCTATGTGTTAGTGGAAGTCCTAAAAACTCTTTTTTGTTATTTAAAACAGCACCAGCAATACCAATAACTAATGCAGATTTACCAACTTTTGGTAAAGCCGAAATAAGATTCCAGCTTTCGTACATTAATATTTCACCCCATACCATTGAATCTTCTGTTATATCAATTTCAGTATCGCCACTTACTGGTTCAGGAATACCAAGCTTTTGGCCTGATGCCTTGCAAATTATTTTCCAAGCAAATGTACTGCTAATTGAAAAATGTAAGTCTCTTTGTGTCCAAAGTTTTAACAGTTCAATCTGTCTTGTGGTATCTTTCTCTAAATCTATTACTTTTATTGCGTATTGATCTATTTGATTTAATTTTTCCAAGTCCTCCTTGAGTATCGTCTCTTCGTAATTTTCGTACTCGTTTAAGTCGTTGTGTGTAGAAATCATTGTCTGCTTTGTTTGGGTTAAATTGATCTTTTTCGCTGTAAATCCCTAGTGCCTCAAGCTCAAGAAATGCTGCCATTTCTCCGCTTATTTTAGGCTGAAGTTCCTTTTCAAACTCATCAAGAGCTTTATCACTTCGTTCTTTTTGCATTTTGGTGTAGAAACCTCTTGCAGCTAGTTCCCAATTAAATTCAGCAGGGGGTAAAGAATAAGGAATTGATTGGAGCATTTTATATGCTTGTTGTTCCTTTTCAACACTTACAAGGTTATCTGTGACACCCTGTATTTCCATTGAATAATCTTCGTCAATCATTTAAAAAGCCGGATACAGTGAGTTCTTTTTCAATAACTTCCTGTACGACTGTGCTGATTGATTTTTGTTGTTGGTTAGCAAATTGGTCAAGAGCTTGTCCGACACGAGGGGTAAGTTTAGATTGAATGACACAAGTTCTAAGAACTGAGCCTTTTGGTCTGCGAGCCATATTGTTTATGGATTTTTTAAATATAATACAATTATATCAAATGTAAACCACCCTTTAAATATATTGTTGGTCTTTGATTCCAAAGTTTTGTTTTTAACTTGATGTAGCCATTATCTTTTAGAAACTTTGTAAACTCTCGAGAGATTTCTTTTGGTGTAAGAACTTCAGAACCATAACTATAATTATCAAAATGACCGATACTGTCAGGTTTGAAAGCGTTTGCACAGACCAATATTTTTGGATTACAATATGTTAAAACGTCTGTAAGATGATTGATCGGGTCAGGGAAATGTTCAAAATATTCTGAAGCGAAAACAAATTCAATATCTCTAGGCAGTTTTTTAAGATCATCTATCAGTTTGTAGTCGTATTCTTCAGAAAGTAATTTATTAAATTTCCATTGTGTTGTATCTGGTAAATTAGTTCCGTAAACAATATTTTTTGGGAATGTTTGTTTTAATGCAGCAGATGACATTCCTACACCATTACCAAGATCTACTATGTTTGTATAATCTTTAATTAATTTTTTAAAGCCAAATGGTGGTACATTTCGATTATTTTTAAGGTCATTTATATATTTGCGTGCATAAAAATCCCAACAACACCATACTTCTGCTAAATAAATGTCCTCAGAATAACAATCGTAATCAGGTTTATCGGTTTTTCGCACGGAATTATACCAACGTGCTTCTAAATCAATCAGACTTTTTGCTGCTTTAATACCTTTTTTACCGCCATCTGCAAGAAAGGCATTAGTTTGTGCAGCAGTTTGTGCAATTTCGTATGCTTTTGTATCTCCCAACCCTACTTGAGTTAGGAGATAGTAAAAGTATTTGATACCTACTGACCCTTTCAAAGTCAGTAGGTCAGGTTTGTTTGTCATGCAGTAACAAGCATTTGTGTCTCTAGGTATTCAAGGAACTTTTTGTTCATGTAATTTCTAGAACCATCAAGTTGAGAAGCAAATGTTCTTTCATCTGTTTGGTCAGCCGCTTTTGTCCTGTTGTGGCTAGTGTATTGAGTCATTGCAGAAACAAGACCCCATGCAGTTCCATTTCTAGAATCAAGATGACCACCAATAAGACCTTTCTCTAAGATACTTTCGACAGTTCTTGTTTTAAGCATTTCAGCTTTCTCATCATCAAAGAATCCTCTGATAGCATTTTTTGCTGTATCCATTGTAATTGGTGTTTTAATACACTTGTCTTTGATTCTGTTATATTCCTGTGATTCAGCAATTGCTGCATCAAGTACAGGTTGAACATCACCGAATGTCATTTCTCTCAAGTGTGAGAAACAATTAAATCTTTGATGTATTTGTCTAGTCATTCCGTTTGTGCAAACTAGCTCATTAAACAGAACCATTACTTTTGGAGATTTTGATTCACCGTAGTAATCAGTTACAACCAACCAACTGTCGGTTTTATCTCCGACATCACTGAATTTTGTTTGATCGTTAGTTAGTTTTGATGCCATGTAAAAAGTTTTGCCAGCATCGAATGAACCAACAAGGTCAAGTGTAATTTCTTTTTGACTTGCATCACAGAATTGTCTGAAGTAATCAATGAAAGTTGTTGGCTGAATACATTGGCGTCTCTTTCCGAATACCCCTAGAGCATCCATGTTATCGCTTCTGTGCCAGATTTGTATTTCTGGATATTCACGATCATCAATTTTGTGAGGTCTGCGATCAACATTGAAGTTACAACCGATTGAATTAAGAATGTCCTCATTAGACATAAATCCATGAACCTCTGCTGCGGTTCCTCTAAACAGTTTTTGATCTGTTTTAGTTAGTTTTGAAGTAGGCATTTGTTTGTTTGGTATCAACAAATTAATTATAATACAATTAATGTAGTTTTAAAA